GCACGACGCCCCTCGATATCGAGCCAGATGGAAAGGCTCCTACCTCTTTTCCGTGGAAGTAGAGATAGCACTGGTAAAGCGAATGCGTGTTCAGGATTAAACCTATTGAATGAACAAGCAGTTGAAGAACAGAAGGTCAAGTCCTTCAAAACCTGTCAACACTAATACGAAGGGCCACTTCGATAAGGGCCATTGATCCAAGTTGTTGCTATGAACCAATAGTTCCTATCTCAAAGTTCCGGCTGTACTAGCGGATGAGTGCATTCAACACTGGTTGAACGTAATAGACCAGGAGATAACAAATCATGGCCTTTATATGGCCATAAAGAGGTTATCCACAGTACGAACATTAACGTTCAAAGGCTTGGCAGGAGATCCGTGTTTCCGCACCGATTACAACATATCAGTTAATAAACGGGGGTTCCCCAGAATTCTGGGAGTCTTACACGAACTAATAAATAGCCAAGATCCATCTTCACTTCGCCTTCTGACCACACTATTAATCACACCAAGAGCACTAATTGGAGGACATAGGGGTCCGGACCTCAGTACCATCACGACCTCATCGGAGTATCATAAAGACCCCAAGAGACGTATAACGGATACAGAAATCGTGTCAGCTTTAAAATCACTTAAGATATCTAAGCTTCAAAGCGAGGATATTAGATGAAATGAGTTTCACGTGACCACCAAGAAAGGTCCCAATGGCCAAGCAATAGCATCGTCCATCACAGACGCACTCCTCCTAGCAAATAGCGAGGATAATACGGTGTTTCAAGACTTATCTATTATTGCAAATAACCAAGACTTCCAAGCCCATATAACTAATATTTCAAGTCAGATAGACCTGTCCAAATTCCGCATCGTCACCGGGGGAGACCCGAACAAAGAATGCTTGAGAAAGCTTTCAATAGTTCAGGACCCTGAGGCAAAGACACGTACCATAGCGATCATGGATTACTGATCGCAGTCTTGTCTCAAGCCACTACATGATAAACTCATGAGTGTGCTTAAGGATATCCCGTATGATAGAACTTATAACCAAACAGGACACGTTATATCGAAACCCAAGACCAGATTCTTCTCATTTGACCTCAAATCGGCAACCGACCGGTTCCCTATAGGGTTCCAAGTCGATATGCTCCGACTTTTAATCTCACAAGAATACTCAGAAGCATGGAAAAGGATAATGATATCACTACCTTTTAAGTATACGAGACCAATATATAACACCACCCGTGAAATAACTTTTAATGCTGGGCAGCCTATGGGCGCATACTCCTCCTGAGCGGTTTTCACCCTGTCACACCATGTTATAGTCCACATCGCAGCTTTGCGGAGTGGAACTCGTCTT